AAACTCTTGACCTAGATAAGATGCACATCATGGTTGATGAGGCATGTAAAGGACTAGCAGGAGTTTCTGCAAGTCAAGTAGAAATGAAGTCTGGTATTCAATTTTATGACGGAATTTCTACAAATGAGATTCAGCAGATTCTGATTCGTAGTGCAAGTGATTTGATTGATCTTGATCATCCAAATTATCAGTTTGTTGCTGCACGTCTTCTTCTGTTTTCTGTGAGGAAGTCTTTGTATGGAATGATTCGGGATTTTCCTCATCTTGAGCAGCACATTATGAATTGTACTGGCAATGAGGTTTATGATAAAGATATTTTCCTTAAATATTCTAAGGAGGAGATTGATAAAGCTAATTCCTTTATTGATCATCACCGTGACTACTTATTCACTTATGCAGGTCTACGTCAGGTCGTTGACAAGTACCTTGTGCAAGATCGAAGCAGTGGAAAAGTATATGAAACTCCCCAGTTCATGTACATTATGATTGCTCTGACAATCTTTGCAGAGTATCCAAAAGAAACCAGAATGTCATATGTCAAGAGGTATTATGACGCGATCTCAAAGCACAAAATCAACATCCCCACTCCCATCATGGCAGGAGTGCGAACGCCACTGCGACAATTTGCTAGTTGTGTTCTTGTTGATGTTGATGACTCCCTCGATTCTATCTTTAGCTCTGATATGGCTATTGGTAGATACGTTGCACAGAGGGCGGGAATCGGCATCAACGCTGGTAGGATCCGTGGCATCAACGCTAAAATCCGAGGGGGAGAAGTTCAACACACAGGTGTTGTACCATTTCTCAAGAAGTTTGAAGCAACTGTCCGATGCTGCACGCAAAATGGCATACGAGGTGGATCCGCGACAGTCCACTTCCCAATCTGGCACCAAGAAATAGAAGATATTATTGTTCTGAAGAATAATAAAGGAACTGAAGATAATCGTGTTCGTAAACTAGACTACTCAATTCAATTCAGCAAACTTTTCTATGAACGTTTCATTCAAGACAGAGAAATTTCTCTCTTCAGTCCACATGACGTTCCAGGTTTGTATGATGCTTTTGGTACTGATAGATTTGACAGCATGTATGAGTCTTATGAACGAGATCAATCTATTCCAAGAAAGACTGTTAGGGCTCAAGAACTCATTCTGGATATTCTAAAAGAGCGTGCAGAAACTGGTCGTATTTACATTATGAATATTGACCATTCCAATTCTCACTCTTCCTTCAAGGATAAAGTGGAGATGAGTAATCTTTGTCAGGAAATTACTTTACCAACATATCCAATCAATCATATTGATGATGAAGTTGGGGAGATTGCACTTTGCATTCTTTCTGCAGTGAATGTTGGAAAAATTAAGTCGGATGAAGAACTTGGAGAACTTTGTGAACTTTCTGTCCGTGGACTGGAAGAACTCATCGACTATCAGAAGTATCCTGTAAGGGCAGCAGAACGCGCTACAAGGGCACGCAGGTCCCTTGGAGTAGGTTTTATTGGTCTGGCACACTATTTGGCAAAACTTGGATTTAATTATGATTCTCAAGAAGCCTGGGATGCAGTTCACGGTCTTTCAGAATCTTTCCAATACTATCTCCTAAAGGCATCTAATCAGATTGCTAAGGAAAAAGGTCATTGTTCAGATTTTGGTCGCACTAAGTATGCTGATGGTATTCTCCCAATTGATACATACAAAAAGGATGTAGACGAAATTTCAAGTATTGAGTTGCAACATGATTGGGAAAGTCTTAGAGCATCTATCTTGGAGCACGGACTCCGACACAGTACACTGTCCGCACAGATGCCATCGGAGAGCAGTTCCGTTGTGTCAAACGCAACAAATGGAATCGAACCACCAAGAGATTATTTGTCCATTAAAAAATCGAAGAAAGGGCCTCTTAAGCAGATTGTTCCACAGTATCAATCTCTAAAGAATAATTACACACTTCTTTGGGACATGAAATCTAATCGTGGTTACATCAATATTGTATCCGTGATGCAAAAGTTCTTTGACCAAGCAATTAGTGGCAACTGGAGTTATAATCCAGAAAACTATCCAGGAAAAGAAATTCCTATTTCTGTTTGGGCACAAGATCTTCTCACAACTTACAAATATGGTTGGAAGACAAGCTACTACCAAAACACTTATGATGGTAAAAAGGATGATGAAGACTTTGAAGAAAAGTCTGAACTTCAAAGTATCCTAAATGATATTGAGACTTCTGAAGAGGAAGAATGTGAATCATGTAAAATTTAATTAAAATTGTTATTGATTAAACAAAATAGAGGTAAACGAATGCAATACGATTTTCTGACAACCAAAGAACAAAAGTCCACTAGTATTGAAGGAATGACCGTTTTTAATACGGAACAAGTAAATACTAAGAAACAACCAATGTTCTTTGGTAAACCTTTGGGTGTTCAGAGATACGATTCCTATAAGTATCCAGTTTTTGATAAACTTACAACTCAACAACTTGGATACTTTTGGAGACCAGAAGAAGTTTCACTACAAAAAGACCGTGGAGATTATCAAACACTTCGTCCAGAACAAAAGCATATCTATACCTCTAACCTCAAATACCAGATTATGCTTGACTCCATTCAAGGGCGTGGTCCTGGGATGGCTTTTATTCCTTACTGCAGCCTACCTGAACTAGAAGCATGTATGGAAGTATGGGGATTTATGGAAATGATTCATAGTCGCTCATACACATATATTATTAAAAATGTTTATTCGGACCCTTCAGAAATCTTTGATAAGATTGTTACTGATGAGCGGATTCTTGAGCGTGCAGAAAGTGTAACAGAATCATATAATGATTTTATTCATCATGCTCAACTTTGGGGAACAGGAAACATGTGGAGGGAAGATTTTAGAAGTTCCCCATCATCCCAATGGGAAATGAAGGACCTGAAGAGAAAACTATATCGCGCAATTGCAAACGTGAATGTTCTTGAAGGCATTCGTTTTTATGTTTCTTTTGCATGTAGTTTTGCTTTTGGCGAACTAAAACTTATGGAAGGTTCTGCCAAGATTATTTCTCTTATTGCTCGCGACGAAAATCAGCATCTTGCAATCACTCAAAATATTCTTAATAAATGGAAGAATGGGGATGACCCAGAAATGAAGCAAATTATGAAGGAGGAAGAAGAGTGGACTTATAAAATGTTTGAACGTGCCGTAAATGAAGAGAAAAAGTGGGCAGACTATCTCTTTAAAGATGGTTCTATGATTGGACTAAACGATAAACTTCTGCAACAATATGTTGAATGGGTTGCTAATCGTAGAATGAAGTCAATTGGTCTAAAACCAATGTATGATATTTCTGCCAAGAACAATCCTCTTCCATGGACTCAACACTGGATTTCATCTAAAGGTTTGCAAGTAGCGCCTCAAGAAACTGAAAATGAATCTTATCTCGTAGGGAGCATTAAGCAAGATGTCCAAGGAAACACATTCTCAGGATTTCAACTCTGAGCAGTTTAAAAAAATCTGGGAGGAAATGGATAAAATTGATCCATTAACTCCTGGACAACCTTCTGAAAGTGAATTGTGCATTGAAGCTTATATGAAAGCTGCTGAACATGATTCTTATTTGTTTGGAGATTATGACTATTGTAAAGAATGGTTAGGTATCTGTACATAGATAAAGGTGAATTCTTTTATCTTTTATGCCTAGGAATCAAGTTAGTAAAGACGAATTGAAGGTTAAAGTTTTAAGTTTAAAAAACAAAGTGGATCAAGAACCAACAGTATGGCAGGGTGAGAAAAAACTCGCCCATAAATACTTAAACATGGTTCTTGATGCTCTTGATGAATATAGATATTGACTATGAAAATCCTTGGATGTATAATGAAGTGCCTTTTACCAGCGATGATATTGGGGACCACTTTGGGTTTGTTTATCTCATTACCAATAAGTCAAACCAACGACGATACATTGGTAGAAAGTATTTTTGGTCGTTTAGAACGCCAAAAGGAAAAAAGCGTAAAGTAAAATCAGAATCTGATTGGAAAAAGTATTATGGGTCTTGTCCGGAACTTAAAGAAGAAATTGAACAATTGGGTAGACAAAATTTTAGTCGAACTATCCTATCATTACATAAAACAAAGGGCAAAACAAATTTCGAAGAAACTAGACAACTCTTTGTCAACGGAGTCCTCACAGAATCCCTTGACAACGGAGAACCAGCATTCTACAATAGTAACATCCTCAACAGATACTTCAGAAAAGATTACTATGAATGCCCAAATTCATCCACTAGCTCAAGTTAAAGAATGGTCTATTAATCGGATTCATGAACTTGCAGAAGGTGGAGTAGAATCTCAGTTTGATGCTGTGGCGATTGCTGAAGAGTTTGATGAGTGGATTAATGCTGAAGAAAATGGGGAAACATTAAAATATATTTGTTTGATGGACCCAGATTTTGGAGAACAGGAAATCGACACCATTTGACAATATAGAATTTTTCCTGTATAATGTAATTGATTGGTATTCACTATGTAAAACTCTTGTTAGTTTTCAGAACATAATACCTAAATTCGATGGGTAGGTGTCCGAGTGGTTAATGGAGGCGGACTGTAAATCCGCTGGCTCAGCCTACGGGGGTTCAAATCCCTCCCTGCCCACTTGACAATCTACACTTTATGTGTTATGATTGTCTCATGACTCAATAGCTCAGTTGGATAGAGCAACTGCCTTCTAAGCAGTCGGTCGTAGGTTCGAATCCTACTTGAGTCGCTTGGAACTTCGACGGAAGTTCCTTAGGGTGTGACAGAATAACCTTAGTGGTCAAGCACGAGGTAATGTATAGTACGACCGGCTGTGGTGGCCGCCATGTGACTGGGAGACCAGAGACATGAGAATCCTTACCAAGGAGTCCGAAAGTTCTAGGAATTATTTCTTCTATCAGTGAGACCTTCCTAGTTGTGAGTATGATAGAAACTCACCACCCAACCATGCGGATGTAACTCAACGGTAGAGTCACAGCCTTCCAAGCTGTTGGTTGCGCGTTCGAATCGCGTCATCCGCTCTTGGTAGTCCCTAGCGATTAACTAGGTAGACGCCAAAGGAAGTTAAGTCAAAGAATCGAGACAAGCAGACAATGCCCTTTGAACTGGTGTAAGTCCAGTAACTTCCTATATTATATTCTTCTTTTGAAGTTTATGGATGAATACAAATTCGGTGGACATGAATTAACATCTATCAACATTTGCCGACTACTAAGTGAGTTGGAAGGTTCTTATACACTTCTCAAATACTTGGGATTTGAGGAAGATATGAATACGATGGATGAGATGAAGAAGAGATATTATAAACTCTACTTCAAAACTTTAAAGGAAGAAAAACAAAAAAATAATCCTCTGTAGCTCAGCGGTAGAGCAGGGAGCTGTTAACTCTCTGGTCGCAGGTTCGAATCCTGCCGGGGGAGTTTAGTATAAATAAAACTAAATATTTAAAAAATGAATATATCATGGAACCAATTAGAATTAGATGTAAGAGTTGCAGTAAAGAATTAGTAGGACATCAAACAAAAACAGTAAGTTGTGGATGTCCCAATATGGCAACTATACGAGGAGAAAAAATATCGGCAGTTGACTTATCTAAGGTTATTATGCTAAACTTATACAAAGAGGAAAGAAAAAAGAATTTCTTAACTCAAGAAGACATTGCTTGGCAACAGGCAAGAAGGGATCGAAAAGTTCGTAAGTTGGACTTTGAAGTCCGTTAGTTAGTATTCACTAAGTAAAACTTTTATTAGTTTTCAGGTCTTAATACTCATAAAAATCAGTTGGTATTCATGCTGCAAAACTCTTGTTAGTTTTCAAGTCATAATACCCATTTTGGAAAGGTGACCGAGTGGTTTAAGGTAGCAGTCTTGAAAACTGCCGAGGTGAAAGCCTCCGTGGGTTCGAATCCCACTCTTTCCATTTTATTTAATATTTAATATTCTCTTCAACAGTGTTACAATATGAACATACTTTGTTGACTATATTGTTCCTTAAAGATACAATAATGCTTATATAGTATTATGTTTAAGTTAAATCAATGTCAGATAGAGAATTCTCGGACTTAAAATTAGACAGAAAGGAATGTTCTCATTGTGGTGCTGTTTGGTTAAATGGAAGACATACTTGGTCTGGAACGGGAATTCAAAAAGAAGGTTCTGAGTTGGATCTTGCTGGATTAGTATGCAATACCAATCATGGCGGAAAGGGTAAGTGTATCAATCCACTTAAAGGTAGAAGTGGTGGAGATACCTGGGCAAAAAGAAAAGAATTTCTAGATGGGTTATCGATAGACCCAGATGCTTGACAGATGGTTTGATTTAATGGTATAATTTTTTTTGTTGATTAGTTGGTATTCAGTTAATAAAACTCATATTAGTTTTCATGCTTTAATGCCCATCAACTTCGGGATGTAGCGCAGCTTGGTAGCGCATCTGTTTTGGGAACAGAGGGCCGCAGGTTCGAATCCTGTCATCCCGATTTGCTTTTTAATATAAAAACTTAAAAATGTATATTATTATTCCGGAATACTTCCGAAACGTGAAGCAAGTATCAAAAATCAATTGGGCATGGAATAATGGAAAGACAACTACAGAAATAAAGTATATTGATGGTGAGGTACAAAATAGAAATAACAATGAAGCACCTCCAACTAAAGCATGTCATGACATTGCACACTTTATGGCAGCATTTAATGGAAATATGGAATGGGATTATTTGCAACCAATCAATCATCTTCCAGAATACAATGCTGTATTCATAGAAAACATTCTAACAAAAATTTGTTTTCATAAAATGAATAATCTTGATTTTGATGTTAATCCAAATATGGAAAATGTACTTTCTCATATGAGATGGTTTTGTGAAGATTATTATTTCATCTCAAAAAATCATCCAACAAAAAAAGGGTATCGGCAATTATTTGACGAATTTTTGTCAGTATGGGAAGTTGAAAAAACCTTGAAATTTTTTGATATATTTTATGAAATTTACTTTATAGAAAAAAATAAACAATCTAAAGATTTTGAAGTGGATGTGGTCATGTCACTCGATAGTAATTTTTATGATGATAAGATATGTGATATGATATATAAATCAAAGAAAAGTTTAAGGAATTTTTTATGAGCATGGTTCGAGTTTATTCTATGGAACACTGGCAAAACAATTGGGAAGAGTTGATTGAAAGAGTTGAGAATGGAGAACATATAGGAATCAGAAACGAAGAAAATGGGCAAACAGCAGTCATGATTCCAGCAGACGATGAACTGCTAAGAATCTATACAGACCACGACGAAGCATCGTGATTTTCTGCTCGTTTAGCCATCTGGTGAAGGCAGCGTTCTCATAAAGCGCCGCAGGAGAGTTCGATCCTCTCAACGAGCATAGGACAGTCTAAAAACTGTCCCTCTTGACTTTCTAAGTCATCCACCTTATAATTTCAAGGTAATCAAACAAAGCAATGGCAATTACTTCTAAGTTCAAAAAAGACATTAACGTTCTTCGTGGTGCGGCAAATGGGGAATTTTATCTAGATGTAAAAAATCCTAAACTTTATAAGAAAGTTCGAAAGTATTATGAAAGTGAAGGTGTAGTTTTTTCTGGAGACCCAGAAGATGATTATGAAATGTTGATTGATTATCTTTATGAAGATCTTGTAGCAGTTCAATCTGCATGAGTTAAAGTCATGGAGAGACATTAAAAACCCTGGTCGGAGATTTATTCCCCCTTTAGATAATTATGGTCAGTATTCACGCAGTAAAACTCTTGTTAGTTTTCAACACTTAATACTCAATTAATTAACTAGTCACGGAGAGACTTTAAAAGTACTGGTGGAGTCAATATGACCCTATTTCACACACAACACACAAATTAGGAGAATGCCTATGACACCTTATGAACTTCGCTTTGAAATTTTCAAACAGGCGAATGGGTTGGCACAAGATGAATACCATTGTAAATTTGCATTGGTAGAGCAATGGAACAACGAAAATTCAGTTAAAATGGATTATCCGGAGTTTCCAACTTATGCCAAAATCGAAAAACTTGCAGATAAAATCAATTCATTTGTAAGTTCAAAATAGGTTTCTTGCCATTCCTTAAAAGGGCAAGTGGTGCGGATGTGGAGGTTACTCCCGCCTGGTTTCCAATTTCCAGTCAAAGAATTGGTGGCGAGCCTGATAGTTATCTTAAGGGAAGTGATTGACATCACTTCCCTTTTTTATTATAATTAAAAAAAATATTCACAACATGATAACAATTAATTATTTGTCTCATTGTAGACCAATCGAGTATTGGAAAATAACTTCTTATTTTTTAAATAAAATTAAAGAAGAAAATAAGAGAAAAATAAAAATCAATATCTTAGCGACCAATTCTGATAATTGGGAAGAATATATTGATGGTATTGATATTGAAATATTCACCTTTACTCAAAACAATAATTATCTGGATAAAGTTGATTGTGCATTAAGAACTGGTGGAAAATATTCAATTAAACTTGATGAGGATTGTTTCATAAACAATCATATATGGGATTATATGATTGAGAATATTGACTTTTTATCTGATGATAAAAATTACTTAATTTCCCCTTTACTATCAAATAACATTCCTTTAGTTGATTATTTTTTGGAAGGTTTTGTTTGTTATAAAGATTCTATCTATGAAGACTTTTCAAATCAAAAGATGCCAAAAGGTCTTTGGGGAGTTGATTATTCTGGAATAGTATTTGATAAATGGGATGCTGAAAATTTTTATGAGCAAGTATCTAATTTAAACTCTCCTCTCAAAGGTATTCATCCAATAAGAATTTGTGCTGATGCTCAAATCAAATTAAACGATTATATTCGAGATAATTTTGAGCGAATGAATATGAAATATGATTATTCATTCGTTGAGTTCAATAGACCATATTTTACAATCAATACCTTTGCAATTAAGACTGATGATTGGAAAAGAGCATTAGAACTTGCATCTTATGATAGTTTTGATGAAATACAAATTAACAACTACGGAAAAATAAACGACAAAAAGTTTTATTATATTGATAATTCATTCTCAATACATACACTATACAATACGATGTATGGCAATAAAAATGTGTGGAACATTGGTATTGAAAATGGTCAAGAATACGAGTACGAATTTGTAAATTCTATTTTGGAGAAATTAAAATGATTCATTGTATAGGAGATAGTCATTCTGCAGTCTTTAGTGGGGAAGAAAAGATGCAACCCACCTGGCCAGAACCAGCATCAAATCTTTTACCATACTTTACTTCTTACCGGATTGGTCCAGCAACTGCATATCAATTAGCAAATAAACAGCAGTTAATCGAATATCTTATAAGTACAATTAGATTCAATCCTGACGATAGATTAATGTTTTGTTTTGGTGAAGTTGACATTCGAGCACATTTGATTAAGCAATCTCAAATGCAAGATAGGCCAGTAGAAGATCTTGTGATAGAATGTGTAAGTAGATATGTTAGTGCTCTAGAATACTATAAAAAATTTGATGTAGATATTTTAGTTTGGGGTCCAATTGCTTCTTGGTCGGATGAGAAAGTATATACTGGAGGACCTTCATTTGGTACAAATGTAGAACGAAACAATGTCACAAAACTTTTTAATGATTATCTAAAAAATGAATGTGATGATGTTGGATTTGAATTTATTTCAATTTTTGAAAAGATGTTGAATGAAGACTTTACTACAAAGAGTGAATTGTTAGATGATTGGGAAGGATCGCATATGCATTTGTCTCAAAGGGCAATGCCATTAATCTTGGAAACGTTTAAGGATAGGGAATTGATTTGATGAAAAAAGTAGCTTTAATTACTGGTATTACGGGTCAGGATGGTTCGTATCTTGCAGAACTTCTATTGGAAAAGGGATATGAGGTTCATGGAATTGTTCGTAGAGCATCTCTAATCAATACACATCGAATTGACCACATTTATGACCAATTGAATCTTCACTATGGAGATTTAACTGACTCTACGAATCTTGTTGGAATTATTCAAAAAGTTCAACCAGATGAGATTTATAATCTTGGTGCTCAGAGTCATGTAAAAGTTTCTTTTGAGATGCCAGAATATACTGGTCAAGTTGATGCTCTAGGAACACTCCGCGTATTAGAGGCAGTTCGACTTCTCGGTATGAATGATGTTCGGATTTATCAAGCATCTACTAGTGAATTGTACGGACTAGTTCAAGAAATTCCTCAAAAAGAAACAACGCCATTTTATCCACGTTCGCCATATGGTGCCGCTAAAATTTATGGATACTGGATTACGAAAAACTATCGTGAATCGTATGGAATGTATGCTTGCACGGGGATTCTTTTTAATCATGAATCTCCTCGCAGAGGTGAGACATTTGTTACTCGTAAGATTACTAGGGCGCTAAAAGCAATTGCAAATAATGAACAGGAAATTCTTTACCTAGGAAATCTAAATGCAAAACGGGATTGGGGACATGCTAAAGACTTTGTAGAAGCAATGTGGCTAATGCTTCAGCAGGATACTCCTGATGATTATGTTATTGCTACGGGAAAACAGTATTCTGTTCGCGAGTTTGTAGAAAAGGCAGCACCTTATTTTGGGATGCTAATTACCTGGAGAGGTGTAGGGTTAGATGAAATTGGATATGATGCTTTTACCGGAAAAGAGGTTATTAGAGTAGACCCTAAATATTTTCGACCTGCAGAAGTTGAAACCTTACTTGGCGATGCTTCTAAGGCAAAAGAAAACCTGGGATGGGAACCCAAAACAACATTTGATGATTTAGTAAAGGACATGTGTGAAAATGAACTTTGATTCTAAAATTTTGGTTGCTGGCGCAAATGGAATGGTTGGGTCAGCAATTGTGAGAAACCTAAGAGCAAAAGGATATCAAAACATTATTGAAGGTACTCGATGCAGAGTTGATTTCTGCGATCAGGAAGAGACCAAAGCATATATGGAAATGATGAAGCCTGATTATGTGTTTGTTGCTGCTGCTAGAGTTGGCGGCATCATGGCAAACAATAACTTCAAAGGAGAATTTCTTTATCAGAATTTGATGATTCAAAATAACATCATTCATTATTCCATGGTAAATGATGTTAAAAAACTTTTATTCCTTGGTTCTTCCTGCATTTATCCAAAGATGTGCGAACAACCAATTAAAGAAGAATACTTGATGACTGGTCCTTTGGAACCAACAAATGATGCATACGCAATTGCTAAGATTGCTGGTATCAAAATGTGTCAGTCTTATAGGGAACAATATGGATTCAATGCCATTTCATTGATGCCTACCAATCTTTATGGTCCCAATGATAACTTTGATTTAGAAACTTCTCATGTTCTTCCTGCAATGATTGCAAAGTTTCATTTTGCAACTACTGAAGGATACCTTATTGATATGGGTGGTCCTTGGTATGGAACGGTAAGACTTTGGGGAGATGGTTCTGCTCGAAGGGAGTTTCTTCACGTTGATGATCTTGCAGAAGCTTGTTTTACTTGTATGATGAATTATAATGGTTCTGAGCATATAAATGTTGGGACTGGTGAGGATATTACTATTAAAGAACTTGCTCAAATTATTTCTAGAGCTGTTGGTTTTCCTGGAGATATTGAGTGGGACAAAACTAAACCAAATGGTACACCAAGAAAAGTTTTAGATGTAAGTAAAATTAAATCTATTGGATGGGAACCTAAAATTTCTTTGCTAGAAGGAATTAAAAAAACTTATCAGTGGTACGAAGAAAATGTCAAATAAAGTAGAAAAACCTTGGGGAAGTTATGAAAACCTCATGGATGAGGAATATGGTAAGGTAAAGAGAATTATCATTAAACCAGGAGAATCTCCAAGTTATCAATATCATCACAAAAGATCTGAAGTTTGGGTAATTTTAACTGGACTTGCAAAGATTAAAATTGATGGTAAAGTTACCTGCCACAATCCTGGAGAAATTGTTATCATCCCAAAAGAACATAAGCACCAAATTGAAAATATTGGAGATGATGATTTGATTTTTGTTGAAGTTCAAGTTGGTGAATATTTTGGTGAAGATGATATTGTAAGGGTTGAAGATAAGTATGGAAGAGTATAAAGTATTACTTACCACTAGTGGACTAGGATCTAGACTTGGAAACCTAACTAAGTTTACAAATAAGAGTCTTGTTAGATTGGGAGATAAACCAGTTATATCTCATATCATTGAAACCTATCCCAAAGGAACAGAGTTTATTGTTACTCTAGGGCACTATGGTTCTCATGTAAAACAATACTTAAATATTGCTCATCCAGAATCAGATATAACTTTTGTGGATGTTGATAATTACATGGGTGAAGGTAGTAGTCTTTTGTATTCAATATCTTTATGCGAAGAACACCTAAATCAACCTTTTATTTTTCATGCTTGCGATACTCTTCTTTCTGAAGATTATGTGAGCAAAATTAATTTTTCTACTAATTGGTCTATTGGATGTTTAGGAAAAAACAGTCAATCTTATAGGACAATTAATTCATTACACAATGATAAAATTTCATCAATCAATGAAAAGGGTGAGAGTAATTACAACTATGTTTATGTTGGGGTATCTGGAATAAAAGATTATGAATCATTCTGGAAAGAGGTTGGTAAGATTTTATCCAAAACAAATTCAAGTAGTTTGAGTGATTGTCATGTAATCCGTAACATGTTAGATTATTCTGAATTCAAAGTTTTGAATGTGAATGGTTGGCATGATATTGGAAATATTGATGCTCTTAGAGAAGCAAAGGATAAAATTAAATCCTCCATTCATGTACTTGACAAAGAAGATGAGAATATCTTCTTGGTTGGTGATTATGTAATTAAGTTCTTTCACAATGGAAAGATATGCAATGATAGAGTTTTAAGAACGAAGTCTTTGGGTAATTTAGTTCCAAGAGTTGTTGATAGTTCTGAAAACTTTTATAAGTATGAATATTTTGATGGGGAATTACTATCCAAAAAAATGAATCCCCAAAGATTCAAAAATCTTCTTGAATGGTCATCAGAAAATCTTTGGATTCCAAAAGAGGATTCTAATTATAGAGAAAACTGCTTAAAGTTTTATAAAGAGAAAACTCTAATCAGAATTCAAAAGTTGCTGCAAAAGTACAACATAAAAGATTCTTCTGATATTATTAATGGCGTGAAGGTTCCTCCAATTAAAGAAATGATAGAATCTATTGATTTTGATTCCATCATGGGAAATTCTCCAAAGGGATTTCATGGTGATTTTATCTTAGATAATATCCTTTACAATGATGGATTTAAGTTGATTGATTGGCGACAAGATTTTAATGGAAACGTTGAATCTGGTGATATGAATTATGATTTGGCAAAATTAAATCACAATTTAGTTTTAACTCACCAAGTCCTTTCAAAAGAACTTTTTACCATCGACACTAAAAATGACATAGAATGTGATGTTTATGTGAAAAAATCTTTAATTGATTGTAAAGAGATTCTGATTGATTTCTGCGATAGAAATGATATTGATTTTAAAAGTATTGAAATACTGAGTTCGATTGTATGGATTAATATGTCTCCATTACATGAACATCCTCTTGATATATTCCTATATTATTTTGGCAAATATAACTTATTTTTAAATATGAAATGAACTTCCCAAAGTACTATATTGGACCAATGAGTAAGAATGTTGTTGACTGTGTGATGGAACATGGTCAGCAACATTTTGTTGGTTTAATACCTTCCAGAAGACAGGTAGATTTTAATTGTGGATATGTGAATAATTGGAATACTAAAACATTTTCAGAATATGTTGACAATAAAGTTCTTTTATGTAGAGACCATGGAGGAGAATCTCAAGGGACTTATTCTGATGATGGAAAAGATTCTTTTGAAAATGATTGTAAATATTTTGATTTAATTCATGTAGACCCATTTAGAGCATCTAAGAATATTGAAGATGCTGCACTTAAAACTATAGAGTATATAAAGTTTTGCTTTTCAAAAAACCAGAAAATTTTATATGAAGTTGGCACAGAAGAAGCAATATTTAAATATCAACCAGAAGAGTTGAAAGTATTTCTAGATATTCTAAAGAGAGAATTATCTGAAGAAGAATTTTTTAACATTAAATATGCTGTAGTTCAATCTGGAACTAGATTGCACCTACCAACAAGAACTAACATTGGAAACTTTGACATTGATAGATTGAAAAGATTTGTTGATGTGGTTAAAGATTTTGATTTGATGAGTAAGGAACATAATGGAGATTACTTAATTGATTCTTGTGATGTTGGAATTAGATTCTCCTCCGGATTAGATGCAATAAACATCGCTCCAGAGTTTGGTCAAATAGAATCTGAATATTATCTTGAAAGATGTAAGAAAGATAAAATCTTGATTGAAGAACTATATCAATTATGTTATAATTCAAATAAGTGGAAAAAGTGGATTCCAGACATCTCTAGAGTTTCAAAGCAGCAATTAATAATTACATGCTGTCATTATATTTTTTCGGATGCTGAGTTTTTAAGTAAAGTGAAATCCAACTTTCCTAGGTCAGATATATACATTCGTAAAAGAATTAATTCTAAATTGAAGTTTCTTCATGAACAAACAAAAGGTAATTGCATTTGATTTGGATGATGTACTTTGCTACAGAAAATCTGGAGTAGAATATTTAGGTCCTAAGAAATACGAACATTGTGTTCCAATTTCAGAAAATATAAATCTTTTAAATTCTTTTTATCAGGAAGGATATAAAATTGTAATCTATACTGCCAGAGGAATGTCTCAATTTAAGGGAGATGTGAAAAGAATTTACGATGAATTGTATGACCAAACTGCATCTCAGTTAGATTTCTGGGGAGTAAATTATGACCAGCTTGTGATGGGTAAAATTCACTATGATGTGTTGATTGACGATAAAGCTCTTAATTCTAAAAAAGTAACTAAAGAAAAAGTATTGGAAATTTTATGAATAACTTAGTAATCTTTGACCTCGATGGTGTTTTAATTGATAGTAGAGAAATGCATTATGAAGCATTGAATTCTGCTTTAAGTGCTGTTGGTGAGCAATATGTTATTAATAAAGAAGAGCATTTAAGTGTCTATGATGGACTTCCAACATCAAGGAAACTTGCAATGCTCACTGAGCGTAAAGGTCTTCCTGTAGAACTTCATAATATTATTTGGGAAAACAAACAGAAAGCTACACTAGAAATATTTTCTCATCTGGAACATGATTATGAGTTGATGCATTATTTTCAGCAATTGAAAAATAAAGGTTATCAGATTGCTGTTGCTAGTAATAGTATTCGGAATACAGTTAAACTTGTTTTACTTCGATTGGGAGTATTAGAGTTTGTTGATTATTATGTCAGCAACGAAGATGTTGTAAGAAACAAACCATTTCCGGAAATGTATTGGAAATGTATGACTGCATGTAATTCGATTCCCAAAAATACGGTCATTTTTGAAGACAGTCACATCGGTCGTCAGGGAGCAATTGATAGTGCTGCAAACTTAATTGCTATTGAAAATCGGCATGATTTAAACCAAGAGAAAATTGATAAGGTGCTTGATATTTTCTCAGAATATAAAAAGACTATCGTACCATGGA